GTCACATGATAACATCCAGGCCTCGCGACAAGAGCTTTCGGCAAAGTGGTCATTGGCAGACCTTCAATAGCATCAACGACATTCGCAACAAGAGGTGCCTTGCCCAATTTCTGAACCAAGCCTTCTCTCTCCTTCCTTGTGACTAAACCAGCATAACAAGTACCAAGTTTGCGAGTCTGTTTAACTCTGCCCGAACGAACACCTCGTCTGTTGTATCTGGGTCGCGCATTAGCAGCAACATCTTGTACAGCAGTCACGAGAGTAGGAACGACGAGTTTCTCAATGGGTCGCGCAATAGCAGCAACATCTTTTGAGAATTCAGTACCTCCATTCACACAACTCGGTAATGGTCTAGTCACGACAACAGCGATCCAATCATCAGAAATATCGGTCGTGGGAATTTCGGGTTTAACCGGTTCCACGAGTGATATTCTAGCATGAGCACACATCAAGCAAAGGTTTTTCCCAGCGAGATCGCGAACATGTTGGTTGCAGCCCTGACAATTCGAACAGTCATTGCAAACCGATTTTCCTTTACCCAAACGGCTGGGTGACAAAGCCTTTGGACAAAAGGCACAAAGAGTCACTTCAACAACCGGGGCTTGGATCTTCGGACGCAAATCAGCTCGACACATAGGACAAGTTGGGTTACACCTTCTCCACTCACGGAAACAGGGTGAGCAGAAAGAATGTCCGCATTCCAACGGCACATTTTTGTTAGCAGTCTCCAAACAGATCGCACAGTCAATAACAGTATCCTCCTCTTTGAAAACCAGATCCGTCCTATAGTCGGACGCTTGTTCAACGGAACCACTCATTTCAGGAATGTAGTCGTCTTGTGAGTCCTCAATGTCTTTTGTGTTTCTCGCACTGAGTTCATATCGAAATTCTTCATAAGTACCATGGTACCAATTGTAGGATTGATGTCGATAAGAAGCAGAAGCAGCAGCACGATGTTCGCCACAAGCAGGACAGTCATGTCCAAGCCACTTCAAACGAGGCGGCAACCTAGCAGCACATGCAACATGCCACCAGTACTTGGGCTCAGAAACTTGGCTCATACAATGAGCCAATGACTTATGAGGGAAGTCAACCTTGTTAGTGCAATAGCACTTGTATCCGTTCGTCAAACGGAAAAAACGACCACCGCACCTGGCGATGAGAGTGGCCCCGCCGAACAATCGCGTCCCGACTGGCGGGAAACGATAGGGCAGGGACATGGAGATAAAAATTGATAAAAT